TTAGATGCGGCTACGAAGTAGACATGACCCTAAGCGGACGCGACCCAATGGGACCAAGCGCAGACCACGAACCACCACTAGCAGTAACAGGCGACATATCACCAGGGTTAGACGGCTCAGGCATAAGTCACATGAAATGCAACAGGCAACACGGCGGCAAGATAGGAGCCCAAAGGTCTAGCGCCTCACGTCAAGGAACCAACAGCAACAGAAGCGACAGGCAAAGACGCATGGCCACCTGCCTAGGGTGTGGCACCGTGTACCCACCCAACCGTAAGAGCCAAGGTAAATATTGCACATATGAATGCTTCCAAGCCAACAGGCCAGCCCCACCCGCCTGGACAATCGAATGGACATACAACTGCGTCGTATGCAATGCACAATGCACACACAACACGACGACCAAGACCGATCCACAAGCCGAAGAGCCAACCCTAAAAAGAGTTACATGCGACAACCAAGACTGTAAGGCGGCACTCCCTGCCATACAGGTGCGGGACAGGTACAGAAAAGAAAACCCAACAGCCCTAGATAACAGTAAAAGAAAATCCAAATATCCAGAAATGAAAAATAGAAATGAAAAATATAAAATAATTCCTGAGACACAAGACGAAAGTGAATTTTTGATCAAAGATTCAAGAACTCCCGCCGCCCTCTCGCCTTTCCCCCCAAGGGGGTCGGAGGAGGGCCGGTACAAGCCGACAGAGCCTCGACTTCACGCGTTAGGGTTCGTAATGCCTAGGTTGGAGACTAAGGCCCCTAGAGTCGTTACAGGCTCGTTTGGTGAGGAGGCCGCCGAGTGGCTCACTAGTGTGTTTGGGATGGAATTGTTTGCCTGGCAGCGTTACGCACTGGATCGGGCGCTGGAGCATGACGCAGATATGAAACTCGTTTGGTCGGCGGTGATTATTACTGTGGGTCGGCAGTCGGGTAAGTCGTGGCTGTCACGGGCGATCTGCATGTGGCGGCTTCATCACGGGGAGCAGTTTGGTGAGACTCAAACCATTTTGCATGTGGCTAATAAGCGCTCGACTGCCATGGAGGTTATGAGGCCGGCGGGATTGTGGGCGACTGAGATCTACGGGAAGAAGTCGGTGAAGTGGGGCAATGAGGCCGCCGGGATTGAATTACCCTCGGGTGACCGCTGGCTCATTCATGCCGCGAACGATAGCGCCGGAGTCGGCTATTCCGTGTCAATGGTATTTTGCGATGAGGCATGGAAAATCCCCCAAAGCGTCATCTCCGACTCGATAGCACCCACTATGGTTATGCGGGAACAACCACAAATCTACCTAGTGTCGACGGCTGGAGACTCACAATCCGATCTTATGCAGTCCTACCGGCAGCGTGCACTGGATCGCCTGGACGATGATGAACCCTCGACGGTACTACTTTTGGAGTGGAGCGCCCCGGCTGAGGCCGACCCGGAACTCGTTAGCACGTGGAAGTGGGGCAGTCCCGAATGGTCGGAGCGCCGGGAGACTTTCCTAGCAGAGCAATGGGCCCGAATTGAGGAGAGCGCGTTTAGGCGGCAGTACTGCAACCAGTGGGTGATTCGCTCCGATCATTGGCTACTTGATAAGTGGTGGACGGGAACTCTCGACCCTGAGGTGAGACTTCCCGAGGCAGGCACCTGGTCGGTAGCGGTCGAGACTGACTTCGATGGGATGGGTCACGCCGTAGCAATCGCCGCACCCAACCCTGAGGGGCTAATCGTTGTCCGGGTCACGACTCACCGGACGATCGCCGAGGTCGATCAGCAACTAGAGAAGATCCGGGCCGAGCATCCAAGCCTCTACATTCAAGTGACGCCTGGTTATGTGGAGAGGCTACGCCAAAAGTTTGATGCCCTCGTGGGTCAGCGTGAAGCGGTCAGCGCAACGCAAGTCCTCCAGGATCTTTTTAGCCGCCAACAATTACGCCACGACGGCAGTCAAGTATTGCAGGAACACTTTGCTAACTCGAAGATCAGCCAGCGGCAAGGCGGATGGGTACTAACTGCCCCTATGGGACGCAACGGGGTTTATGCCGCCCGGGCCGTAATGTTCGCCGTTAGCCAGGCGGCTAAAGCCCCTCGCAGTGTGGCGATGATTAGATCACGTAGACCGACACGCAGACACGCATAAATCACGCAAACGCACGTAAACCACTACATGTAGTGGTAAAGGGATACAATCGGCCTATGGTGTTCCCCCGAGCCCTTCGCGTTGTGCGCGGCCAAGAGTCTATTTCCCAGGCTATGGTGACAGCACAGGAACCGGCAACCGCGCACGTACGTGAATCCTCGGGCCTTTACGCTTTGCTCACTAACCAGTTGGCCGGTCGATCAACTCGACCCACAGCCATGCAAGTCCCCGCCTTTGTTGACGCCCTCAAGACGTACACGCACACTATTAGCGCGTTTCCGTTGCGCGAATACTTCGACGGGCAACCTGTACCCGCCCGGCAACTACTGTCACAACCGTCACCGATCTACCCGTACGCCAACGTTATCCAACGCACACTTTCCGATCTTCTCATGTTTGACCGGGCTTATTGGCGCGTGATCGACCGAGACTTTGCCGGGTATCCGATATCTGTCGAGGTGATGCGCGTCGAGGACGTTATCGACACACCGGCCGTCTTCGCCGGGATTGAAGAGACTCAGCAACCACCGGCGGACCCTTTTTATTATCTCGCTCGACGAGTACCGACCCGGGATGTCATCAAGTTCTACGGGTCAGGTGAAGGTGGTTGGCTTGCCAACGGTGCCACGGCGATAATTACGGCGGCAGCCCTGGAAGCCGCGACCCTCATGTATTCCGAAACACCGATCCCAACAGTCGCGCTTAAGAATTCCGGCCCGGATCTCCCCGCCGACCAGGTCGACGCCCTACTCGATGCGTGGGAGGAAGCCCGCGCTAACCGTGGCACCGCCTATCTGAACAACACGATTGACGCTCAAGTGATGGGGTTTAGCGCCCGCGACGTTCAACTTGTGGAGGCTAAGAATATGGGGGCCGTTGCTATTGCTCGCCTGGCTAATCTTGACCCGATATGGGTCGGTGCCGGTGTCCCCGGATCCTCACTTACTTATTCCAACCGAGTAGACCTTTACCGCAACCTACTCGATACGGCGCTACGCCCGGTGATGAATCTGGTCTCGCAACGCCTCTCGATGCCCGATGTCACCCCGACCGGTTACGTAATCGACTTCGATACGACCGCCTTCCTACGCGACAACATCGCGGCCCTCGCCGAAGTAATAACCAAACTCCTACCGCTGGACGTTATTAGTGTGGACGAAGCCCAAAACCTTTTAGACCTACCAACACTCGGAGTATTCAATATGAACGGAGCGCTACGGTGAAACAACTCAACACGGAATCAGTCGTCATCTTCGAAGAACGTGAAGACAAAAGCGGCGACATCGTCGGGTCAGGTCACGGCATGGCAGTGCCATACAACTCCGAGACCATGATCGGTGGCGTCAGGGAATCCTTTGCACCTGGCTCATTCGACCTAACCAACGTGATCGGTAAGCCACTGGCATACCGTCATGGCGAACCAGTCGGGAAGATCACCGGGGCCGAGAACCGCGAGGACGGCCTCTATATCGACTTTGAAATAGTGGACACGGCCCTAGGCCGCGATGCCGCCGTACTTGCCCGGACATCCACTATCAAGGGCCTTTCCGTCGGGTTTAACCCGGTGAAGTCGATCATGAGCAAAGCCCGGGACGCGATACAGCACACGGCCGCGAACCTACTCGAAGTCTCACTAACCCCCTACCCTGCCTACTCCACAGCCGGAGTAAGCGCCATAAGAGAAGAAGAAGAAGGAGCAACAACAATGTTAGAAACAACCGAGTCAACCGAGGTTAACTCGGTGGACATTGAAGCACGCGAATCACTTAAGGCACTACGCGAAGAAGTACAAACCATTGCCTCCAAGGCATACACGTCAGAGGCTCAGCATCCGATGAGTGTCTATCGTTCGTTCGGCGAATACTCCAAAGCAGTGCTCGCTGGTGAAGTAGAGTCCCGCGCACTCGCAGACCAGATCACCACAAACAACCCCGGCGTACTACCTCCTAATTGGATGTTGGACGTTAAAAACATCGTCGACCTTGGCCGACCAGGTATCACCGCTTTTGGTGTGGAATCCGCCGGGACAAGTGGCATGGAGTTCGCATGGCCCTACTTTGACGGCGACCTAGCACTCATTGTTGAGCAGCAGACCACAGAAAAGACGGAAGTTAATTCCGTTCGGATCGACATCAAAAAGGGCACGGCAAGCCTTAAGACGTTCGCAGCGGGTTCCGATATTTCCTACCAGTTGCTTCAGCGCTCAAGCCCGTCCTATCTCGACGCACACAATCGGATCATGGTCGCGTCCTACTCACTCATCACAGACAACGCATTCGTCGACGCCATGCTCCTTGCCAGCACTCCACAAAACTACAACTTCGCTGGCGACACGACAGGCGCAGAATTCCGCGCAGGAGTCTTCCAAGCGTCGGTCACCGTGGAAACGGCAACCGGTCGCGGGGCAGAGTTCGTTCTCGTAGCCAGCAACGTGTTTGCAGAAATCGGTGGCTGGTCAACCTTCTTCCCATCGGCCTACCCTGTCTCGAACGTGTCAGGTGTTGCAACCGCTGGCACTCTCGGAGTAAACGTCTCCGGCCTGCCCGTCATTCACGACCGCAATTTGGCAGCCGGGTCGATCCTCGTCTCGAACACAGCGACCGCTTCATGGATCGAGGACGGTCCAGCCCTCGCCACGGCGGAGAACGTAGCCAACCTAGGCCGCGACATCGCAATCTACGGTTACGGTGTCAGCGCCGCTTACACTGCGGCGGGCATTGTCTCCCTTGAAGTTGTGGCCTAACAAACTAACAACCAAGCATAAGTAAGAAAGGTAGCCGATTAGCATGGCACTCGTCACCGGTCAGGAATTGGCCGACAACTTAGACATAGATTACGTCGATCCTTACGACGCAGTGCTAGATCAAGTTGCCGACGCCGCCTCACTTCTAATCGGCTACCTCATCACCGCAGCTTCACTAGTGGCCGAACCCGCACCGTGCAAAGAAGCGGCTATGTCGGTGGCGGTCGAAATGTTTCAAGCCCGGTCTAGTGCCGGTGGTGAAGCCGTATCTATTGACTTCACACCCGGGCCCTACCGTTTATCGGTGTGGCTCACCCGTCGAGTAATGGGAGTTATTGCCCCCTACCTTGACATGAAAGGTGTTGTCGGCTAATGGCACTCACCACGGAATCACGCGAACTACTGATAACGGCGCTCACCGGCAACGGTTATAAGATCTACGACACGGTACCTAATGTGCCGATAACCCCGTCGGTCGTTATAGTTCCCGATTCTCCGTGGATCCGACCTAACCGGATCGGGTCACATATGAACTATGAAGTGCGTTGGCGGATCCTTGTAAACGTGAACCCACGGGTGAATGAGTCGGCAACGAAAACGACCGAAGATGCGATCGATGTATTGCTCGCTGAAATCCCAACGGTATTTGTTGTCGAGTTAGTGAACGCCCCGCAACTATTGAGCCTAGGCGCTCAAGGCACCGTAATGAGTACGGAAATCAACGTCAACATACAAATGAAAGAAGGATAAATCATGCCCGCAATCGGAGTAACTGGAGCCGTGTTCACCCTGGCAATCGGTGGGACACAATACGAGGACCAAATTACGACGGGGACAATCAACACGACCCCGACCATCGTCCGCACTAAAACCCTGTCCGGGGTCGCGTTCGATCAAACCGACCTAAACAGCACCATGACCCTGGACTTCTTATTTGATGAAGTGACCGGGATGTATGGCGCACTACAAACCGCTATATCCGGCGCCGCAAGCGTCGCCGTTGTTATCGAATCAACCAGCGGCACGTGGACGGGTTCGGCTATGTTTATCGAGTCGGCAGACCTCACTTACCCCGCCGACGGCGTCGTAATGGTGTCTACATCATTCACTGGTACGACTACATTCGCCGCAAGCGCATAAGGCAAAAGGGGAACCCATTATGTACCCGAGACTAAAAATCGAGTCCGATAATCACGAAACAAAAGAAGTTGAAACCCTGCCCGTAGACTTCATGATGTATGAAGAGCTAAACGGGAACCGGCCCACAAGTGAGCAAGCGATGCGACTCACAATCGCCTACTTTTATCTCGAGGACAAAGAACCTGGGGACCTTAAAACAGTGAAATCGTGGGCCCGCAAAAACCGGGTAAAAGTCGATATTCTTAAGGATGAGGCGGAACCTTTTTAGAGGGTAGTCACGGCAGACTACTTATTCGCCTAGCGGTTCGTACGGGCTGGACGATGGAAGACGTTAAGAAACTTAGCGGCCGGGAGGTCGTTACGATCATGGAGGAGTTAGCGTAATGGCTAAGCAATTCGATGCATACATCGAAGGTCTTAACCCGCTACTGCGCGACCTCCGAAAACTCGGCAAAGAAGCCGCCAAAGAGCTACGGCAAGCCTCACGGACAATTGCCGATCGGCACATGGTGCCAGCGTTCCAAAACGCGGCCCTAAACGTCGGTGGGGAATGGGGC